GGCATGTACAGCAAACTATTTGTAGCCCCATCATTATCATAGAGTCTAGGATTGACTCTAGAATAGAATAGAACCTGATCAATGAGATCAGCCGTTGACCATGTAGCAGTGGTAAGATAAGACTCCTTCCCAGCAATGTATGCCAAAGACATCTCATCTTTACCCCCGAGACCAACAATTCTTGGATCTACGCTCAATTCATTTTTTGGATCCAAAGTGAGTTTTTCTATTGGAAATCCTATTTCGGAGGAGCTGAATTTTGGAAAAGCTTCTGATCTCACTGGTCGAGTATCGTCTATGACTGGTACATTGGTAAAACCAAATAAACTAGCTATTGACGACACGGCACTCGCCCCAATGCTGGTGGCTTTTGCAAAAGGACCAATAATTGGGAAGTCGGATATAGAAGACGCAAACTTTGCAATTGCAGATGCTGGTTTCGATACAGGACCTACACCATATTCATCAGATTGCAGAGCATACCCCACGGAAGCTCCTGAAAGTTCTATATCCTCCATCCAGGCATATGTGATAACGTTCACACCACTCCCAGAAACACCATTAGCACTCTGGAGGGAAGAATAGACCAAAAAGGTTAATTCTCCCATGGACTGCCAATCTGATGCCGTTTGAACACTCAACCAATTCGTGGCCCAAATAAATGGTAATGTCAACTCATACGAATCATCGTGTTGAGGTTCAATAACGACATGTGGGCGTTGAGAATAGGGTATAAAGTGTCTTGTAGCACCATCTAAGACAATAGTGCTTGGAGTAAATTCGTGCATGGGTTGGTATGAAGCCATTAGACATCCATAATAGAAGGGTGATGCACTAATCTGAATTTTAAGTTTCAAATTTCCACGAATGAAAGCGTAATTGTTGAGCTTAGACAAAATGTAAGGATTTGTTCCCCACAAATGCCAAGGTTCAATAGCCACTTTAATCGCAGGAACATCAGCTTCCTGCCACACAAAAGAGTGGATTCGAACGGGACGATTTAGAAATTGCATCAATTCAGTAGCTGTGGTTTTATCACGTACACTGAATGAGTTATTCTCAGCCGTCATCCCAATGGATGGAGCAGGAGATTCATCCACAAAATCAACGATAACTTCGCTAGACTGCGGATAATACCCCTTAGTTGTTTCAGAGTAATATAATTCTGGACTTACTCTATTACCAGAATTCGATTCATCGGGAATCGATCCCGCCAGTAGATTCACTTCTACTGGATAGCTCGCTGGACTCGCACGGACACAGCTGCTTCTTATTTT